GGAAAGTATGACCACGTTGAGCGTGATGTGCCGTTGCAGGCGCGTGACGTTACAGCGCTCGATAACCCTGCTGCTGAACCAACAAACCTGACGGCTAGTGAACTGCTGTATGAGGCAAACGGTCAGGTCTTCTCCAAGCTTATTTTGAGCTGGCAACCTGGAACGGACACAGCCCGCACCATTGTTCGTTGGCGTTATGACGACGGCAACTGGAACGAGTTTCCAACGTTTGCCAATGACTACGAGATACTCAATACAACAGACGGCAAATATGAGTTTGAGATTTTTGGCCAAAGTGCTGGCTTCAAGAACTCACCGATTGCAGAGCTAACGTTTAACGCTCTTGGCAAGACTGCACCGCCAGTCAGCATTGCAAGCCTGAACATCAAAACGATTGACCAGCACACTGCTGAGCTGTCCTGGCCGCAATCAACTGATCTTGATGTGCGGATTGGTGGAACGGTAGAGATTCGCCACACACCACTTATTGGCAGTGACGCATCTTGGGGTAAGGGGCAAGACATTGTGCCTGCTGTTAATGGCAGCAGCACCCGCAAGATGGTGCCGCTGAAGGAAGGCACTTATTTAATTAGGGCAAAGGACAGCAGCGGCAACTACTCGCCTGCTGCGTCGATTCCGAAGGTCGTTGTTGATCTTCCTGCACCGCAGGACACTGAGGTTGCTCAAACCTTTAACGAGCACACCGCGTTCAACGGCACCAAAACAAATGTGTTTAAGAGCGATCAGGAGAGCGGCTTGATGTTCTCGTCAACCCAAAACTGGGATGACATTGCTTCTGTCGATGACGTTGCCAACATTGACTTCTTTGGCGACCTGCATACAAGTGGCTCTTATCTGTTTGAAAACACTCTTGACCTTGGCGGGGTCTTCGATGCTGAGCTGTTGTCCATCCTGCAGATTCGTGCATTTCAGCCAAATGACACGATTGATCAGCGTACAGAGAACATCGACGACTGGAACGATATTGACGCAGACGACCTGAGCGATACGGATGTTCAGGTTTTCGCCCGTTCCATCAACACCGCTAACAATGGAAACATCGATGATGTTGCTGACTTCGACGCCATTGAGGCTATCGACACGATTCCAGCTGATTTCTCTGGAGCGGCGTTCCAGCCAGTGATCAACAACGTTTTGAGGGGTCGGAGCTTTCAGTTCAAGTGTGACTTGTCTACAAGCAACAAGGCTCAGACGCCGTTAGTCGAACAGCTTGGGATGCGGGTGAGCCTGCAACGCCGCACAGAGCAAGAACGGAACATCACAAGCGGTGCAGCCGCTAAGACGATTACGTTCCCGTCTGCGTTTTACAGCACGCCAAGCATCGGGATTACAGCGCAGGATATGGATTCAGGTGATTTCTTCCAGCTGAGCAGCATCAGCCGCACCGGCTTCACCGTGACCTTTAAGAACGGAAGCAGTAATATAAGCAAGGTATTTGACTATCAGGCCGTGGGTCACGGTCGGGAGATCATCTGATGGCTCAGTCAACGGACATCACACTTGCCAATCAGAGCGGCGCAAACTTCCGTACTGAGCTGAACTCGATTTTGGCTGCACTATCCAGCCAGCAAAGCGGCAGTTCAGAACCTAGTGCCACAAACGCTTATCAGTGGTGGATTGACTCCAGCAGCAGTCCGGCTCTCTTAAAAATCAGAAACGGAGCTAACAACGCCTTTATTGAAGTAGGGGATGCAACCCAGGCAAACCTTGGCTTAGCCAAGCTGTCTGGTGCGACGTTTACAGGTGATATCACGCTGAACGCGCAATCCGATGTGCGGTTTGCTGACTCTGATAGCAGTAACTATGTGGCGCTCCAGGCCCCTGCAACAGTCGCCAGTAACGTCACGTTCACGCTGCCTAGCGCTGATGGCAGCAATGGACAGGTTCTGCAGACTGATGGCTCTGGAACGCTGAGTTTTGCCAGCGCTACCGGTGCTGTAACCAGCGTTGGCGGCCAGACGGGTGCAGTGACTTATGCCACGAGCTGGGCCGTTGGTACAGGGGCAACAGCAGCTACGAACACGGATCTGGATGTTTCTGGAACGTATGCCGGAAACGTGGTTGCGATGTCTGCTCTTGATGTGGACTGCTCGACAGGCAACTACTTCACCAAGACGATCAACGCCAACTCGACGTTTACCTTCTCAAACGTGCCAGCAAGCCGGTCGTTTGCGTTTGTCCTTGAACTGACCCATACATCTGGAACGGTGACGTGGCCGAGTTCAGTGAAGTTCCCAGCAGACACGGCACCGACCTTGACGACGGGCAAGACACATCTTTTTGTCTTTGAAACAAATGACGGTGGCACGCGATTCCGTGCTACGACTGCTGTTGATTACGTCAACTGAGGTTTAGATAGATGGATCCTAAAACCGCTCAAATTCTTCTTGGTGCTGCTGGTGCGGCGGGTGCTGGAGGACCGTTGTACGTCGATGACGTGTTCAGCACTTACACATACGAAGGAACCTCTGGAGGTGATGCTCAGACTATTACAAATGGCCTTAATCTGAGTGGCGAAGGCGGGTTGGTTTGGATTAAAAGTAGAGGCGTTACATCGGGGACATATGCCGCAGCAAATCATGTCCTTACTGACACGGAAAGAGGCGCGAACAAGCTTCTTTATACATCTTCCACATCCGTTGAACAAACCGGCACTTGGGGTGTAAATAGCTTTAATACTTCTGGTTTTGGACTTACCGGAGGTGATGCTACTAACAACGCAGACGGTTACGAGTATTGCTCTTGGAGTTTTCGTAAGGCTCCAGGTTTTTTTGATATTGTAACTTACACGGGAAATGGTAGCAACCGAACTATTCCTCATAACCTAGGCAGCGCGCCTGGAATGATGATTATTTCTGGCAGAGATATTGGTACAAATAAAACGGTTTACCATAGGTCACTAGGTCCCACAAAACATCTCAAGCTTAATTCGACTGCAGACCAAGCCTCAGGTAACTCTATATGGAACAGCACCGATCCAACTTCAAGCGTATTTAGCTTAGGTACACATGAGTCCGTAAATAGTAATGGCTACGAGTATGTAGCTTGGATTTTTGCACACGATGATCAATCGTTTGGCGCGAATGAAGACGAAGCAATTATTAAGTGTGGAAGCTATATGGGTAATGGCAGCAGTAACGGGCCAACAATCGATCTAGGGTTTGAGCCGCAATGGCTTTTGATAAGAAATAGGGACCAACAAGAATTGTGGTATTTGTTAGATACCATGCGTGGTCTTACTGTTGATGGCTCTGATCAACATCTAAAGCCAAATGAGACTAGTGCAGAAAGTAGTGATCCTTTTGTGAATCTGCAGTCAACTGGGTTTCAGCTGAAAAGTTCTAGCAGTGCAGTTAATTCAAGCTTTGACACCTTCATCTATGTCGCAATTCGTCGTCCGCATAAGCCGCCCCAGGTTGGGACGGATGTGTTTGCTATAGACCAAAGAGTAGCTACTGCGCCAAATATGGTTTCTGGCTTTGTTACTGATGCTGCATTGAGAAAGCCTGTAGCCAATACCTACAAGCCTCAGTTTGCTTCAAGATTGACAGGGCCTAAGTACGTTCGTACATCTGAAACCGATTCTGAACTTGACTTCGGGTTCACTTGGGATTTTATGGATGGCTTCCACGAAGATGCAAGCACGGCTGATAGCAACATTTATTCTTGGATGTTTAAGCGAGCGCCAGGATTTATGGATGTGGTGGCTTATACAGGAACCGGCTCGGATTTGACGGTAAGCCATAATCTTGGCGTTACTCCTGAACTGATAATTGCTAAGTCAAGATCCGCCACAGGCGCTTGGTATGTTTACCCTGGCCCCGTTTCAGGTGGAGACGAAAAGCACATTAAAGTAAATTCAAGTGCTGGTATTCAGTCAAACACCGGCCATTCTTGGACGCCAACAGCTACTACGTTCAAAGCTGACACTTATTTGTCGCTTTCTGATAGCGCTACAACATACATTGCTGTTCTGTTTGCCAGCCTTTCTGGCATTAGCAAGGTAGGTACTTACACTTTTTCGGGTTCAGATATTGATGTTGATTGTGGGTTTACCAATGGCGCTCGGTTCGTGCTTATCAAAGGCTTGGATTCAGGAAAAGATTGGTCTTTATTTGATGCGACAAGAGGCATTGTTTCCGGTAATGACCCTAAGCTTTCCTTAAATAATGCAGATCCGCACGATACTGGTGGCGATTGGATTGATCCAATCAACTCCGGATTCAGAGTCCTAGCATCTGCTGGTAACGATGTCTCTGATTCTGGTGTTGAGTACCTGTTCCTCGCTATTGCCTAACCATGGAAATCCGCAACCGCTCCACTGGTGATGTCATCACCATCCAAGAATTGAAAGCTGCTAACCCCAATACCAGCTTTCCCAAGACCATCACAACCGACATCCTTGACGGCTTCGGATATGACGCTGTTCTGAATGGTGCGGCAGCGACTGTGACGGCACCGTATGGCGTCAGCGTCCGTTCTGGCGTTGAGGAGATTGACGGCCAGTGGTTCACCCGGTTTGTTGCTGGTCCGATCTTCACGGATACCACTGATGTCGATGGCAACGTCACCACAGCGGCTGACAACGAAGCCGCTTATCGCGCCATGGTTGACAACGAAGCTGCTACAAGGGTTCGTGTGTCGCGTGACAGCAAGCTTGCAGCTTGTGATTGGACCGTACTGGCTGATAGCCCGTTGACCACTGCGAAGAAAACGGAGTGGAAAACGTATCGGACTGCTTTGCGTGACATCACTGCAGCAGACGGTTTTCCTCATACGATGGAGTGGCCGACTGAGCCTTCCTGATGCAGCGTCCTGATCCAATGATCGCGTCTAAGCCTGGAGCGGAAGACGTTCAAGCCATGATGTCTCGGACGTTGTGGCTTGAGGAGCTGTTTTTTCTTGATGGCCGTGACCAGATGAGCCATCCGCAGCATGGTCTGTTTACTGGCCTGGCTAACAAGTACCAGAACTTGGATACAACTGACGGGATCTGATGGCGAAATCGCTAAACGGCGAAACGTTTATTCCTAGTAAGCCGAAAAAAACACGTCAGGGTGATGGATCACATTCAAAACCGTCCCATGGACGGAAGAAGTATCGTGGCCAAGGAAAACGCTAACTCTTCTAATGATCAAGCGTCTTGTTTTTGGTGTAGCCGCTGGCGCACTTGTCTTGGCTCCCCTCTCTGCCCGCGCAGACGGCTTTTATCTGAATCCTGAGTGGAACGGCGGCTGGTCTGGTTCTGACTTTGGCGGCGCTGTTTTCGACGGCCACGTCGGTTATGAGGCTGGTGCGTTTTACATCCAGGGCGGTCCTAGCTGGCTGCAGCCTGATGCAGGCGACACCGAGGTTGGTTTCTCTGCCAAGACCGGTGTTTCTGCTCCTGTTGCAGAACCTCTGGACGTTTACGGCGAAGTGTCCTACGCCAAATACAAGGATTCTGATGCTGGTTATGGGCTTAAGGCTGGCCTGAAGTACAAGTTTTGAGCTATAACTAAGCCGGAAAGGGACGCACTTTCCTCACACAATGCAGAAGGCTCCCGAGAGGGGGCCTTTTGTTTTACCCACACTTCTCATGCAAAAGGTCTACAACCTCTGCGGCTGCTTGGGCTTTGTGATGTCTGGAGCGATGCTCATTGGAGCGGCGGTGTTTTACACGCGGATCCCATCGCTTACCAAGCTTTACATCAGTGAACTGAAGCTTGAGTTGACCGAGATGGTCACAGACATGCTGCCAGGTCAGATTGATGAAGCGATGCCTGAGCTGCCGACCAGCACTGGCCCAGCTGTGCCTTTCAAGATGCCTTGACACAAGAAAACCCCGCTTAGGACGGGGTTCTCAAGTGCCGACGCTCTAGCAGAACAGAGGCTGATCTAACAGCTTGGGAACTAGGTCTAGCGATAGCCGCTCCGTAGAGCACTGAGTTCGTTACCGAGTCTGGCCAGTTACTCGATCCCTAGTCCGAAGACCCCTTGGACATGTCATCCAAGGCTCAGGTATGCCTTTTATAGCACAAGAGAGATTAAGTCACCATCTTGGTGTTGGCGGTCGGATCGTCGTCATGAGCTTCAGGTCCGAAGCCTTCCGCCTTGATTTTTGCCATATCAAGTTCTGGCGCGGGTGCCTCAGCTTTCTGCTCAAACGACGCAAG